GCTCAAAGTTTCTAAATACACTATCCTGTGCTCTGGCAAATACACTGTTTGTATAATCTTGTCCTGCATTGATATTATCAAAGCCTGCAATTTTTCCTATCGTAAGTGTTTGTATATCAAAGGCAGTATTAAGTGGTGTTGTCAAATTAACGGGTGATGCTGTACCAGTCATTGCTGGTGGTTCAAAATCAGCAGCATTAAGTACAGTTGCTAAATGAGGTGCAATGGGGTCAGTAATTACATATGCCTGAGAAGTATTTGTCAGTGAAGAAACTATGACATTATTATCTGCATCAGCACCGTCTGGGAATAATACACCAGGCGATGTTGAATTGACAGCTGAAATTAAAGCAGGATTAAGTGTAATGTTTGTGGACCTGTCAACAGTACTAATAGGACGACTAATATCAAACGTGCCATCGGCTACTGTTAAATCTATTTTTACGCCAATAGTATTTACGTCTTGTCCTATAACAATACCTTGGTTACCATTAGTATCTTCTAATGTTTCATAAAGAATAAAATCCTGATTAGGATTATCTACAACCAAAGCTTGGTTCGAAACCAATAACCTTGTATTGTTAATCGTATAACCATAACCACCACTATCAAGATCATATTCAACCTCACCAGTAGTTTTATTTGAGAGTTCTGTGACAACAGCTTTACCGCCACCACCGTATTGTGAAGTAACATCAAATACGTCACCAACTTTATTCTCGGTTGTACTTATTAAATCATCATTGATTGCTATGGCACTTAATGAACCATTTACACGACCAAATGTTATGACTTCACCACCGATGTTTGTAATTAATTCATCATACTGAGTAAATGAACCTCTTAATTCATCAATGTAGATAATGGGTGTTTGAATTCCATTTAATACAACAAAGTTAATTTTACTTACTGCTGCCTTTGCACCAGAAGCAGAACCTGTAATATTACGTGAAATTAAATCTTTATATTCAAATCGTTTATCTGTCTTTGAAAAGAATATGCCCGAGTTTGGATATAACTGAAGATATATTCCTTGACTCCATTGACTATTGGAAGCCTTAAACATTTTTGCAGCAGGATATGTAATATCAACATCAAATTCTTCATAGAAAATAGCGAAGAAAAGCTCAATACCAGCCTTCGTTCCTTTTCTGCGATAGAGGTCAAGAATATTTTTAACAATAAACTTAATAACATCTGATTTAAGTGGTAAATCGGCAAGGAATTTCTTTTGGAAATATATGATCATACTTCCAAGTGTAGAATCTATATCTCTATAGTCATCATATCTACGGGAAACATGAACATGTTGATTTGTTTGAGTCTCGGCAAATTTATAATAATCTTCTACTAATTGGACAAGCTCAGAACCGTCTTCCCTGTAAATACCAGGAAATTGGTGTTTAATAAAAAAGGCTATATTTTTTTCGATTATGCCTTGGGTTGCCATAAAATTTTCCTAATTAGTAACTTGATGAGCCAGAACTACTGCCAGAACTTGTCGTTGTTACGGGAGCACTTGAAGATGAATCTGTTAGTCCGGTTGATTCCGAGATCATGTTTATTTTTACATCTGTATCTCTAATAATAAACACTCTACCTTTTGGAGCAACAACATCATTATTTTTTAATCTTGCAAATACCTTAATACCTGCACCAGTATATGCACTAGCGACAAACTTAGTAAGTTTGACTTCACCAGTTTTATAATTTACGGTACCAGCAGCAGGGTTGATAATTTGTGGGTTTGAAATGTCATCTGTTATTGTCATCATAACACCATTACCATCATCTGCAAAGTATACACAAGTACCATTTATATCATCATAAACACTACTTCTGATAGAAGGTTTAAAGTCTGCAAAACCAGAAACACTCTTATAAGGATATGGTTTAATTAATTCTGCAGAGAACTTAAATATTGGATTTGTTTCAAAGTTTGCAACTGGGGCGTATTCAATAATAGGCTGAATTTCAATACTGGTACTCTCAATGCCAGCATCGAGTGCATCGATTGACGAACCAAGTTTTGATAGACGAAGTGTCGTGTCAAAGTTTTCCAGGTTTGTATCTGAATAATTTTGTATTGCTGTTCTGATTAAACTCTCAAGTTCTGGTTCAGATTTTTCAGTTCGTTTTGTTGAATAAGTTGAATTTACAACAATGTCTGCGTATATAAATTTGGTCTGAACAAAGAAAGGCTCAATACCTAATGGTGATTTTGACGAAAGATAATTAATATAACCAGCAGCAAGTGTAGAAGAAATAAGTGTCGTGTCATCTGCAAGATAAACTGATATTGCAACTTTACCATATTGAGGAGGATCTAGTTCCTCTCCGCCGTATGCAGATACCGCTGTAATCTCTGGGAACCTTTGTTGTAATAATACTTCGTAATCAGATGTTGTTACAGCACGTTCTTGAATCTGTAATGCCTTAGGAGCAAAATATCTAATACTTTCCATTGATTCTCTATCAGCACCACCGGAAGCAGGGGATGTTGTGACAACATTAATTGCCGCGCCTTCAAGGAATGCTGTATTAAATGATGAAGCATCGTTTGCCTCTTCACCAGAACAAATACGATACTTTACTCGAATGTCTTCTTGTTCTTCAGGTTGTAATCCAAATTTATTGGCACCAAAATAAATTGCATATCTGTCATCAAGATATGGTTCTAAATAAAATACTAAATCCAGAGGTCCGACTCCAAAGATTGTGGAGGCCCTTGTAAATACATTTTGGTCCTCTGTAGCCTCTGCGTCAACGAATACTACAATACTATCGGTATCAACCTCATTATTTGTTAGCTGAACTCTAAGAACACCATCGGCGTCTATGATAAAACCTTCCCTTTGGAAGCTGGTTAGCATTTGGCCTTCAAAGATATCTACATTTTCTGCACTATATTGACCAACTCCAACTCTTTTCGCGACATATACTTGGTCAGTAACAAATGTATATGTTTCACCTTGATATGTTGCTGTAAATTGAGTATATTGTGGAATCGTTACAGTAGCATCAGTAAGTGTTGGGTCTGTAATTTGTACTGTTACAGTTGCCTTAGCAGATTTACGAGATCTTGGAAGATAATTTAATTCCTTTGCATGAGAAACTATACTATTTTTAAGTACAGCTGAATCAAGGAACATTTCATTAATCGCCATATTAGTATAGAAATTATTTTGAAACGAGTTAAAAGCAAGAACATCAAGCATAGCTGATAGGTTACTACCTTCAAAGTTGTAATCTTTAAATTGCGTCTGCGTCTTTAAATATGTTTTAAGTTGACTTTTAATACTATCAAAGTCAAGTTCTGTAATTGGGGTTTTTGGATTGGCCATTTTTATCTTGTCCTGTCTAAAATAACGTCTAACTGAATAGGTTGTTCTTCGTTTCGCACCGAAAATAATACACTGATATTTACGTGTGTATCGTCTAAGCCTGCAATCACACGCACATCTATAAGTTCTGCTCTTGGTTCATATATCTCTATGGTATCAACAATATTTTCTTCCATGAGTTTTAATGTACCAGGAGTCATTTGTTCAAATAACAATTGTCTAATGCCACCACCTATATTTGGTTGCATGAGTCTTTCGCCTGGGTCAGTTAACATTAGATTTTTAATCGACTGTTTTACTGCATCTTCATCTTTCATTAATGCTAAGTCTTTTGATATAGGACTGACACGCAGGTCTTTATGAAAGTCTGAATATAGATTGACCTTTTTCGTTCTGGGTGTGAATACATCTACTGTCATTGTCCTGGTATCTCTCTTATGTCTAGGTGAATGGATTTATCATATTCTTTTGCGAATTTAAAACCATTTTTAAGTGCCGATTCTATAAATGCGTCAACGTCGGCCATATCTTTCTTAATATCTATAACCAATCCGCTTAAATGAGCATTATTTTCATTGCCCTTTAATTTCTTATTATAAGCTTTACTGGTCCAACCATAATTAATAGTAAATGTGCCACCTAATTCTTTATGAACTCTCATTAAATAAACTTTAACATCAAGGTCGATTCTTGTATATCCGTAGATACCAACTCCTTCCTTTTCGTCCATCCAATCGCCTTCAAGTTTTATCTTATCATTCTTATTCTTAAATACTTGACCACAAGGTGGAAGATTACCATATTCAGCAGCTGTTGGTTCTGGTACATTCTTCGGTGCGTTACCACTTGGAGTAAAATT